TGCCATTTCTCCCTACAATTGGCCCATCTGCAACCGGTGTGTTTGATTTTACTGCTGCTAATATTGGCTTTGCTTGCCTTCTTAAAATCTTTAAGATTTCACCCCTTTTCATTCTGTCGTTAGATATAGCTATTATTTCATTAATAACATCATCTATACCTTCAACATTCAAATTCATAGTGTTCTTGTAGCCGTTAAAAATAAACCTTCGCGATCCAGTTCTTGAATTTCTATAATGTCGTAATTTGTAGCATTGTAAACCACACGCATACTTTCGTTAATGCCTGCAAAGTATCTAATTTTAAACCTTACCTTATTGGTTGCCGTTACCTGATCCGCATTAATTGCTTCCGTACCGCTTACCTTTTGAACATTGGCAAATGCAGTGTGAAAAGTATCCCATGTCGTTGTGTATTCACCTATTGCATTTGTGGCAAAGTTCTGTACTTGAATAACTATCTTTCTATCTAAACGGCCTATGTTCATATTTCTGTTCTTTGACTAATAAGTGAAAGTTGGTACATGGTGCCGCGTGATATAATTCTACCGGTAGAACCAAGAATTTCATTTTGTCTATTCTCAAACATATCCGCAACTAACATCCTAAGTGCTTGCTTCACCATTGGATCCGTGTTTGCAAGTGTTGTGATTTCCACTTCGATTGCAAAATCTTTCACATAAAGTGATGGCAAATTACCTTTTAATTCGATGTAAGAATATAACCCATTGTTCCAATGATAATTGCTTGAACTTAACAAAGTACGTGTATTGTCCAAATCGTAGTAATAAATCGCCAATGTATCTACTTTTGCAACATCAACACGGAAATCATCCCACTCTTGCATGTAACCCAATATAGACCCTTTTACAAAGATGGCAGTTTCATTGTATAGCCAAACGTGCGCACTTGCTAAATAGTCGCTTATAAGGTCGTCAAATGAGTCATCAAGGATGTTCAAATGTCGTTTTGCTTCAACCAAAGTCAAGGCCCAATTTTCAACTGGTGTGTATGCAGTTATTTTTTTATTTCTTATCATTTTTTGATTATAAAAAAAGGGATAGGCACAACACCCACCCCTTTTGTATTTAGTTATTAGTTAGGATTAACCTAATGTTCCAACTGAAATTGCACCATCTTGAACAAGTGCCATATCCCAGTAAGAGTTAAGGATCAATCTGTTTGTTCCTTTGATTGCCTGTGTATATGGATCCATTAAAATTTCTACGCCGCCGAATTGTGCAACGTAAACTTTTGACCAATCTCCATAATAAACTGCAGGGTTTGTGATGTCAGCTATTTGGTTGCTGAATTTAGCCATCATGCCCATGATCATTTCGTTCACGATAAGTGGAGAAACACCAGAAACTTGTGCTGCTGCGTATACATCGCTAAACAAATCGTTTGAGATTGCAAAACCTAAATTACCTCTGTTGTGGTTGTTAGATTGTACTTCTTCCATCAAAGCCAAAACAAGTGCGCTGATTGAAGCGTTTGTCACTGGAGTTTTGTCATTTCCTAACCATTCAAATGCACCGTTTGCGGTGTCATCTGTGAATGCTGCATATTCGAATTTAGCACCAACCGCCTGAGCAATTGAATTTCTAAGTGCAGTTTCTAAAGAAGAATTTGCTTGAAGTGCTGCTTGCTTGCTAAAATCAACATAAGCTGCTAATCTTCTTGGTGCAAGGTCTTTTTTGCTCATTGCTGAACCGCCATCGATAGCGTCAGAAACTTCAGTTTCCCATTGTGTGCTAACTGCACCTAAAATTGGAATTCTTTGGTCTGTTGATGTTGCTATTCTTGTAACTCCAAGATCACCTAAGATTGTATTCGCATAAACTGCATCTACAAAAGATAATTGCTCAACACCAGATGTTCCGTTTTCAGTTACAACTGCTCTGTTCAATATCATTGAAGGAATCACGATTCCGTTAGAAGAACGACCGATTGCGTTCATTTCTTTTTCACCTTCCTGAGCCATTTCAAGCTCAACGCCTTCTAATTTACCACCAAATGCGGCACGAACTGCTTTACCAAAAGAAAAGTCTTTAACTATTTCTCTCTCTTCTTTACTTACTGATGCAACTGGTGCGCCACTTAAATTTGCTGCTTTCATTCTAATTTCTTCTAATTTTTCTGTTTTTGGTAACTCTTCAACCAAAGTTGTAAGTCTTTCCATGTTAGTATCGAAAGATACTTTTTCATCTTCGCTAAAATCTCTATTTTCAGAAGAAACCAAAGTTTCTAATGAATCAAGTATGCTTTTAACGTTTCCGATTTCTTCACGTATTTCTAAACTGTTTTTCATTTTATTGTATTTTTTAATTTACCTTACAAAAATTGCTATTTAAATTATAGGTATTTTGTAACTATTTTAACCTTTGCATAATTTCGCAAATCAGCTTTTGTATCAAGGCCCATTTCAACCGGTGCAGCCTCTTCAATTACTTCCAATGATTTTTTAATTTCATCAACTTGGTCTGCACTTCTTTTGAATGCATCCTTGTTAGATCCTGCGCTAACTATTGACCATTCAATCAATTCTTGACGTGTGAAGTAAATGGTACCACTATCTTCACCATTGTCAACATTGCCGTAACGATATTCATGTGGAATTGCACCAACTGATGCCATTTTAAGAATGCCATCCTGCATTTTATTAAATACTTTGTCTGCAAGTGGATTGTTTCCTTCACGTTCAAATGTAACCTCACCTATCAATGAATCATCTTCAATGTACACTCTTGATGTGCCAATGATTGTATCAGGATTCGAATCACTTGTAACATGGTTGTATGCAACTATTGGGTTTCTATTATAATTCTCTAAATCCCAACCAGACAACTTAAACACGGTTCCGTGTCTGTCTATTGATTCTGTACTTATTACAAATTGTGCAGTTCTATTTTCAGCATTAACGCCGCGAACCTCTGCAATTCTTTCTATTTTATTCATTATTTTGGTATGTCTTTTTTATAATATTCGGCCATTTGCTCTATTGGTATTCTGTTGATTTGAACATAACGTTCATCACCATTTTCAACTGAATTTCTATCTTCTAATTCAAGTACGTCATTAATTGTGTAGGCACCTATGTCTGTCATCAATCGATAGTATTCACCTTTGGTTTTTACATCTGTACGAAGTAAACGATCAACATTATGCTTGAAGTAATGATTTCTTTTTTCGCTTTCTTTTAATAACTTACGTCTATACTCCTGCTCAATTTTTTCAATCCATGAACCAATGCCATAAGTAACAAATTCAATACTTTGGTGTTCAATGTTTGAAAAGGTTGCACCATCCATCTCATTGATCATGTGGGATGGTATTCCAAGAATTGTCGCTATTTCATTTTTTTGGAATTTACGTGTTTCTATAAATTGCGCGTCTTGTGGTGGTAAGCCTAAACGATGGTATTGAGTTCCTGCATCTAAAATGGCAGTTCCACGTGTTCCATTTGCCCCATAATTATTTGACCATTGTTGACTTATTGCGTCTTTGGTCTCTGGCTTTAATACGCCAGAATAGCTTATAAATCCGTCAATCCTCGTTCCGCGATTGTAAAAATCGGCCCCATAATCTTGTGCAGCTATCGAAAGCCCTAAATTCTGCTTGTGTGCTTGAATTGCGCTTAAACCGATTACGGGATCCGATCCAAAGCCCCGAAGATTAATAATGTCTCTATCTTTTACCAGCAAACTTTCTTTTTTATTGCCTGCTTCTTTTATTTCTACCTTCCAATACAACTCATCGTCATATTTTAATGGTTCACAAATCTCGCGCGATACGTTTACAAGTCCGGTTGGTGTGCCAAATCTATCACGTTCTATTATTGCTAATCCATTGCCGTGATTGATTGCTGATGTTATTAAGATTTGTGTGAAGTCAAACGCGCATGTCTGATAATTGGCTTCTGCATTAAGTAGGTATTCAACTGGATGGTCAACCATTGAACGCGTGCCATTGACTTTTTTAAACACATCCACTGGCAACATTGCAACTGATTCAGATATTCTTCTT